ATATAATGTTAAAAGGTTTTTATATGGCAGATCTGAAATGATATATGATGACTTTGTTATTCAATGTAATAAGTCACATACAATTCAAACCACACCAAACACTTTAGATAAATTTCTATAATCTGTTTACATTTACAGCATTTTATGATATAATATAGATATGAACAAATTAAAGCTATGGGAAATAATTATATTAATATTATTTTTCCCAATATTTTTTATTAATTATTTAGGAGAAAGAGATGACAAGTGATGAACGTATTAATACAATTACAGTACTTGAATTAGAAGTAGAAGTTTTAGAATCAAGAATTAAAAAAAATGCAACAGGACATATAATCACGGCAGTGGGTGTATTAAAATCTCGTATTGATGAATTAAAAAAAGAAGATATGAAAGAAAAATATGGCCGTGCAGTTGAAACAGTTTTATAAGGAGAAAATATGGGAATAATGGATAAATTACAGAAGAATTCTAGAATTAAAGAGACAGCAACTCTCAATAAATCTAAGATTTTTTCTAATCAAGAGATGGTACCAACAAAGGTTCCAATGATTAACGTTGCATTATCTGGCGATCCAGATGGTGGTTTAACCTCAGGACTAACTGTATTGGCAGGACCATCTAAGAATTTTAAAACATCATTTGGATTATTAATAGCAGCAGCATACTTAGAAAAATATGATGATGCTATTTTATTATTCTATGATTCAGAATTTGGTTCACCCCAACAATACTTTAAGTCGTTCGGTATTGACACTTCCCGAGTACTCCATAGTCCCATTACTAATGTTGAGGAATTGAAGTTTGATTTAATTAACCAATTAGAAAATATCGAGCGCAAAGACAAGGTCATTATTATGATTGACTCCATTGGTAACTTAGCTTCTAAAAAAGAATTAGATGATACCTTTAGTGAAAAATCTGTAGCTGATATGTCAAGAGCAAAAGCTCTTAAAGGTCTATTTAGAATGACCACACCTTATTTGACAATGAGGGATATACCATTGCTTGCTGTTAACCATACATATCAAGAGATTGGTTTATTCCCTAAGGCTGTTGTATCAGGTGGTACTGGTATATATTATTCAAGTGATAATATCTGGATTCTTGGTAGACAACAAGAGAAAAAAGGTACAGAAATTATGGGTTATCATTTTATTATTAATGTAGAGAAATCTAGATTTGTTAAAGAGAAATCTAAAATTCCTATATCTGTAACATGGGAAGGTGGTATTGAAACATATTCTGGATTATTAGATTCAGCAATGGAAGGTGGATATGTAGTTAAACCTACCGTGGGTTGGTACTCTAAGGTTGATAAAAAAACTGGTGAGATAGAAGATAAAAAGGTTCGTGCTACTGAAACACTTAAAGAATCATTTTGGAAACCTATCTTTGATAATACAGATTTTAAAGAATATCTTAAACGTAAATATGAAATAGGTCACGCAGAGATGATTAAGAATGCAGATTGAAACATTAATCTTACGTAACTTAATGCTCAATGAGGATTATACTAGAAATGTAATCCCACATTTAAAAACTATATATTTTGAAGAACCATATAGAGCAGTCTTTAATGAGATAGTTGGTTTTGTTAATAAGTATAGTAAATTACCAAGTGCTGATGCACTATCAATTGAATTAAAAAATAATCCTAAAATTGGTTCTGATTCATTAGCTCTTATTCCTGAAATAAGTGTAGCTGATGGTGAACAAACTGGAGAGTGGTTAATAGAAAAAACTGAAAAGTGGTGTCAAGATAGAGCAATTTATTTAGCTATTATGGATTCTATTAATATTATAGAAGGAAAGCATGATACATTAAATAAAAATTCATTACCTGAAGTATTAAGTAAAGCTCTCTCAGTTAGTTTTGATTTAAGAGTAGGGCATGATTACGTAGATGATTCTGATAATCGTTATGAATTTTATCATAGAGCAGAAGAACATCTTCCATTTGATTTAAAAATGTTTAATAAGATTACCAAAGGTGGCCTTGTTAATAAATCTCTTAATGTTGCTTTAGCTGGTACAGGTGTTGGTAAGTCATTATTTATGTGTCACATAGCAGCAGGCGCTTTAACTCAAATGAAGAATGTATTATATATCACTATGGAAATGGCAGAAGAAAGAATTGCTGAACGTATAGATGCTAATCTTATGAATGTACCCATTGACCAATTAGAAAATTTGTCAAAAGATATGTTTGATAAGAAGATGCATAAGCTTACTGATAAAGGTGTGGGTAAATTAATTGTAAAAGAGTATCCCACTGGAGCAGCAAGCTCTATTCATTTTAGAGCATTATTAAAAGAATTAAAAATTAAAAGAGACTTTAAACCTGATTTAATTTGTATAGACTATTTAAATATTTGTGCTTCTTCAAGAATGAAATCTTTAGGTGGTGCAATTAATTCATATACTTATGTAAAAGCAATTGCTGAAGAATTGCGTGGTATGGCAGTAGAGTATAATGTACCTATTGTTACTGCTACACAAACAACTCGTTCTGGATTTTCTAGTTCAGATGTAGGTTTAGAAGATACGTCTGAATCATTTGGTTTACCAGCAACGGCAGACTTAATGTTTGCTCTTATATCTACCGATGAGTTAGAAGACTTAAATCAAATAATGGTTAAGCAACTTAAGAATAGATATAATGACCCAACAGGAAAAAATAAAAAATTTATTATTGGTATTGATAGAGCTAAAATGAGATTATATGATGTGGAAGACACAGCCCAAACTTTAAATGTGAATACTGATAAATTTCAAATTCCACCAACAACACAATATGAGGACTTTAAATATGAGTAATTTATTAACAGCAGCAGGTTGGGGAGATAAATATATACATCTAGCTAAACAAATATCAACGTGGAGCAAAGACCCAAGCACTAAAGTTGGTGCAGTAGTTATTGGTGAGTATGGTCAATTATTATCTCAAGGATATAATGGTTTCCCAAGAGGAATATCTGATACAGATGATAGACTTAATAATAGAGAAAGAAAATATGAGTTAGTTGTCCATGCAGAAATGAATGCAATATATAATGCATCTCTTACTGGTGTATCTTTAAGAGATTCTACATTATATGTATATGGCTTACCTATTTGTAATGAATGTGCTAAAGGTATTATTCAGGTTGGTATAAAAAAGGTTATTGCTATGAGACCTAAAGAATATAATTCTGATTGGGATAAATCAAATAAGAATGCTGAAGCTTTATTTAGAGAAGCTGAAGTAATGTATTTAATAGATATAGAAGGAAAGGATGATGAGTAAAACAATGATACCGTATGTTATACGAAAAAGAGATAATAACAAAAACATATTATCTAAAAAGATTATGAGTCATGGTACGTTTAGATGTAAGCGTCATCCTAATTCTAAGAGATGTCAAAATGGCTGAATGGAAAGAATGGATAATAACTATAATACTATTACCAGTTTTTATACTTGCTTTTGCAGTGTTGTATATTATTATGGTTGTTACAGTTTTAATAGCAATGTTTATTGATTGGTGGATAGCAATACCATACAATAGAAGAAATGGAAACAAAAACAAAAAAATTATTGCTAGAAAATTATAAAAATATGTATGAAGCATTTAGAATTAATTGTGCTGATAAACAAAGAATTGGTAAATTGATTACCGAGTTAGAAAAAAATCTTAATGAAGGAGAAAAAGATGATGAAAGAAAAGATTAAACGTTTCGGATGGTTTATGGCTGGTTTCCTATTAATGATAGGAACACATGTCATGGCAGGAACAATTACACATAGTGGAGTAATAACAGACCACTATCGTGAAGTTATTTATTTAGAACCATACTCAGTTGAAGTATGTAGTAATGAACAAATTGTAGTTGGAAATCAAGCAGATGTTGTTAATAATGCAATTTGGGGAGCAATCTTCGGTGCAGTTGTTGGCGATGCTATAGATGATGAAGGTGGTAGAGTTCCAGGTGCCGTAATTGGCGCATTGATTGGAGCTGAAGAAGGACAAAAGACTGGTACAGTAACTACTACAGGAATGGTGTGTAGAACTGAACAACATAAAACTTCAAAAGCAGTTAACGAGTATAGTCACTCAACTATAAGATTTGATTACGAAGGTTCTTATTATGAAATCGACTTCATTAAAAGATAATATACCATTTAGAAAATGGTCATTTGTTGACCAACATGGTAGAGATGATGACCATTGGTATATAAGATTAGATGGTGGTGAGTTTCATGGTGTGATTTATAGATATGAATCTATTAAACTTAATGAAACTACTCAATCTATAAATTTTGATTATGAAATAGTAGACTATCCAATGGATGACCCACATGGTAATCCTGAATTTAATCAGGCTGCAGGTGATATATTAAAAAGTATATTAGATGATGCTATGGAGAAACAGGACTATATATTAGGTCCTAAAAAGTAATGAATGTAAAAGAAACGCTGACGATATTGTCAGAAGAGTGCGCAGAAGTAATACAAGCAAACTCTAAACTAATTAGATTTGGTCCATATGATGATGTCAATGTGGGCGAACTAGAAAAAGAACTTGGTGATTTAGTAGCAGTAATAATGATTCTTGAATATTATGGATATATTAAATTTGAAAATATCCATAATAATATAGAACCTAAACTTCAAAAGCTAAAAAAATATTCAAAAATAAAGAACTTAAATAAAATCATTAAAAATTTATAACTTATAAATAGTTCTATATTTATAATTAACTTAAGGTATTTTAATGGACTCGTTCAAAGATCACATAACTGTAAATGAAGATTTAAAGTTTATTGATTTACTTCCCCCAAAAATAAGGCATGCTTTAAAAAGATATGCTCATGCTGATAAGTACAAAGGTGCTTTAAAGATGTACCATGAGTTAAAAAAGAATAAAGATATTAAAAAAAGAAATTTACCTGATAATCGAATAAAAGGTATTGCTGCTGATTTTTTCAAACTTAGTCATAGAGAATTTGATAAAGTATTAGATAGAAAGACACGATATGAAGAGGTAGAAGACTGGGAAATAAATGAAGAAATTTTAACAGAAGGATTTACAATTGCTTATAAAAAGAAATCAGATATTACACACTTAGGGTTTTCCCCAGAACAAGAAGGACACATTAAAGATTTATATAATCACTTGATTAAAATGAATATATATGATAATCCTCTAATATTTCCTACTGATAAAAAAGATAAAAGCAGAATAAAAATAAA